GACGATCTCGGCAAGCTGAGTAATGAAGAACTTGCAGATATCCTCACTGCCCTTCGATCCGTCGCTCTTGCCGGAAATTATCAGCCGGATCGAGACGGAACTGGCATCGCGCCAGGAAACGCAGGCACAGCAAGAAAACTTAATTGATTTCCTGCGGGGCGGTTGGAGATATGTCGACCCAGCACCCTATGTGCATGGCTGGCACCTCGAAGCGATCGCGGAACATCTCGAAGGTGTCACGCGAGGTCAGATCAAGCGCCTCATCATCAACATCCCACCTCGCACATCGAAAAGTTCCTGCACTTCCATAGCATGGCCAGCCTGGACTTGGGCGCAGAGCCAATTGTCTCCGTCTTCCGGACCTCACGTTCAATTCCTGTTTTCTTCTTATGCGCAATCAATCTCTGTGCGTGACAGCGTCAAGACGCGCCGGCTCATTGAAAGTCCTTGGTATCAGAAACGCTGGGGCGATCGCTTCAAGCTTACCGGCGACCAAAATACCAAAATCCGGTTTGAAAACGACAAAGGCGGCTATCGTCTGGCCACATCGGTCGATGGCTCATTGACCGGCGAAGGCGCGCAGATCATTGTTGTGGATGATCCGCACAACGCCACGGAAATGGAGTCAGAGGTCACCATCGAAAGTACACTGATGTGGTGGGATGAAGCGATGGGGACGCGTCTCAACGATATGAAAACCGGTGCTTACGTAGTCATCATGCAGCGCCTTCGGGAGAATGACCTTACGGGGCATATTCTTTCGAAGGAGCATGATTGGTGTCATTTAATGCTGCCGATGGAGTATGAGCCAGCGCGGCACTGCGTGACATCAATCGGCTGGAGCGACCCGCGCACGAAGGACGGCGAACTGCTTTGCCCGGAACGTTTTGGCAAGCCTGAAGTCCGGGCTCTGAAGGCTAGACTAGGCCCTTTCGGGGCGGCCGGGCAACTCCAGCAGTCGCCTAAGATTCGTGGCGGCAATATCTTCAAGCGGGATTGGTGGCAACTTTGGGAGAGCCCCGACGGCAAATTCCCGGCACTTAAGTTCGTGCTGGCATCCCTCGATCCGGCCTACACAGAGAAGCAGGAAAACGACCCGTCTGGCCTTACCATATGGGGTGTTTTTGAGGATAAGCACCGCAACGGAAAAGTAATCCTCATGAACGCTTGGCGCAAGCGTTTGGAGCTGCATGGACCGGAAATACCGCGGTTGCCCGGCGAAAGCGAACAGGCATATATTCGCCGCGCTAGCCCGGATTGGGGATTGATCGAATGGGTGGCGCATTCCTGCCGCCGTTTTAAGATTGATCTGCTGCTTATCGAGGCAAAAGCCTCAGGTCTTACGGTAGCGCAAGAAATCAGGCGCCTTTACGCCAATGATGCTTGGGGCATTCGTCTGATTGATCCCAAGACGCAGGATAAAGTTGCCCGTGCCTATAGCGTCCAACATCTTTTCGCCGATGGCATTGTCTACGCGCCGGATCGCGAATGGGCCGAGATGGTAATCGAGGAATGCGAAGTATTCCCAAAAGGCACGCATGACGATCTTGTGGATTCGACCACGCAGGCATTGCGTTATCTGCGGGATGTCGGCCTCGCCATCCGCCGCGAAGAGCGCGCCGCTCAGGAGCAGGCGGCAATGATGCACAGGTCGGAAGAGAGAGCGCTGTATCCGGTTTAGTTAGACAAAATTCTGGTTGATTTTGTCTAACAAATCAGATTTATGTCTCACATGACCAAGGAATTAAATCTTACAGGCTCGTGTCCTGTTTGTGGAAAGAATCTGGCGCTTGTCGGCAGGTCGCATATCTGCCGCCCCGCTCCAAAATCTATTGAGCCCACTAGCGACGGCATCGCGCTCCAGTCTATCCCTCACCCGCCGGGGTTGATCGAAAAGATGGCGGAAGCAATCACGGCTGGCAAGCTGAGCCTCAATAAGCGCGGTCGCCCTCGCAAGACCGAAGCTGGCTTCGACAAGACCGAGTGGCAGCGGGACTATATGCGCAAGCGGCGCGAGAAGGCAAAGCCATGAATGATTTAAGGTATTATCTTTTTAAAGTCAGGGCAATAAAATTATTGGATGGATTTGGTTTTGATTCATATATTGAAGATCTTTATGACGGTAAGTATATTGAAGCTATTATAGCTCTTCTAAACACTGTTTTCGAAGAGGGCATTAAAACAGGTCGCTACATTTCAGCAGATCTCATCAGAGATGAGATTGACAAAGAATGGGAAGATTGGCTTCTTGAACAGGATGATGAAACAAAAGCTTCCGAATTGAAAAAATCTCATTATCCGACTTAATAATGCGCAAGCGCCGTGAGAAGGTAAAGCCATGTTGACACCGGGCAAAGAACATCGCGGCGTCGCAACATCATGAAGCTGATCAGGTCCGACGGCAAATTGAAGCTTATCATTGTGGACGATCTCGACGACGATGATAGATCCAGGTTGATGGAAGCCTATAAAATGGGTCTTATATTCCTAATCGCCGAATATGCTGAAATCGAACGAAAGCGCGGAAGACAGCCCGCGAATGAGGCGGCGGCATGAGCGAACTCGTCGACAAGATCTGGTCAGCCATTCAGCGTTCAAAGCCTTCAGTGACGCGCGAGGAAATCGCGACGCTTGTGATGGCTGACGCCAGCGCAGTTCCATCAAATCATGCAGGCGAAGAGTTACTAGCCGCAATCGCCAATGCGCGCGACAGTATTGGTCTGCGTGTCAAGCTTGATCCAAGGAAGCTTATCCCTTTCATTCCTGCCGCTGTTGACGACAGCATGAGGGAAGCCGGCAGCGTCTCTGCGCCTACATGGCGAACGAACCATGAGTGGCAGCGTCCCGAGCGCTGGGATACCTGCTTGCCGAGCGTCGCGCTTTACGACAATCTAGCCACAGTTCCCGAAGGATGGGAACACGATATCCTCACTGATTGCCATCATCCCAAAGGCCATTTGTGCACGTATTGCGGACATGATAGGCGCCACGCCCGCTACACGGGCCCTCAAACTCAATATATAGAATGGAGCCAGCTTGAGGATTTTACGAGCTGGGATGCTGACCCAACTACTGGATCGACGAATCTTCAGCAGATTCAATCCGACCTTAAAAAGGAAGCCCAAGAAGATTATGATGTCATGATGGCTTCCATGCGGATCATTAAGGACTAAACACCCTCCATGCCATCACCCGCGCCTTTGCCACTCTGGGCCCAATCCCCGGAGCAACAGCCGCTGCCCGGTCCAATGGACGTCTATATCGAGGCTGACGGCGTTCCCGAGACGATTGATCCGGAAACCGGCGCCTCTGAAGTCACGTTGCCTGACGGCAGCGTCGTCATCGACTTCGAGCCTTGGCGCGAGCGGGCAAAGTCAAACGACTTCGGCGCCAACCTGGCGGAAGAGATCGATTCCGGCGAGCTCAACCGCATCGCCATGGAGCTGATTGACGGCATCGAGGCTGACGATCAGTCCCGTCAGGAATGGCTGACGACACGCGCGCGCGGCATCGACCTGCTCGGCCTCAAGCTCGAAGATCCCCGCTCTGATGTGGGCAACTCGTCAGCTCCGCTTGAAGGCATGTCGACAGTCAGGCATCCTCTGTTGCTTGAGGCCGTGCTTCGCTTTCAGGCCAATGCCCGCGGTGAGCTTTTGCCGGCAGACGGTCCCGTCAAGGTGAGGAACGACGGGCAGAAGACCATGCAGTCAGACCTTCAAGCCAGCGCGCTTGAAGACGATATGAATCATTATTTGACGGCGGTGGCAACGGAATATTATCCCGACACCGACCGCATGCTGTTCCTGACCGGCTTCGGCGGTTTGATGTTCAAGAAGGTCTATCATTGCCCGATCCGCAACCGGCCGGTGAGCGAGAGCGTTGATGCGGCTGACATCATCGTCTCGAATGCCACCACGGACCTCGCCAATGCCGGCAGGGTCACCCAGCGCATCCACATGCGCAAGAGCGTTCTGCGCCGCATGCAGCTTGTCGGTGCCTATCGCAATGTAGTGCTCGGCCAGCCTGATCCAGATCCTGACCGCATGCAGCGCAAGGTCAATCAGGTCCAGGGCACGGAAGCCAAGGCGCAGCGTCCAGAGGACCAGGATTACACCATCCTCGAATGCTACGCCGAACTTGACATCAAGGGCTATGAACATACGGCTGACGGCAAGATCACCGGCCTGCCGCTTCCCTACAAGGTGACGATCGAAAAAACCTCGCGGGAGATTTTGGAAATCCTCCGCAACTGGAAAGAGAATGACGCCAAGTTCCTGGCCAAGAAGGTCTTTGTCCCCTATCAGTTCGTTCCCGGCCTCGGCTTCTACGCCATTGGCCTCTTGCAGATCCTCGGCAATACCGATGTCGC